TACGTGTTCGTTACGAGTATGTTGACTTGCAGGCACAGTATTGGTATTCTGAATGGTCAGAACCTGTACAGTTTAATACTGTTGCTGTTCCTGGAGAAATACAGTGTCCGTTTGTTAGTAGTGTTATCGAATCTACTATCTACGATAGACTAGACGTGGTTACATCACCATTTGTTGCTACACAATCAACGACACAATCACACATTAATAGTGACTGGCAAGTTGCAACTGATGCAGCTTTCGCCAATCTAGTGATCGTTGCAACAGAAGATAATACAAACAAAACTACATTCCCAATTCCTCTTGACTCTATTCGTCCTTCCACTAACTATTACGTTAGGGTTCGTTATTATAATAGCAGCATCTACTCTGCTTATTCAGCAGGGTATGTATTCCAGTCGCCTTCAACCGCAACTGGTACGCTGCAAGACTTCACAAGAGTCCAGACAGACACACTAGATGATCTTTCGGTGTCAACCAATAAGATCATTAACCTAAGTGTAACGACACCAAAACTTGCAGATGATGCTGTCACTGCAGCTAAAATTGCTCAGGGTGGTATTATTACAGATAACCTCCAAAATGGAGCTGTAACTGAACCTAAATTGAATCAAACCCCTGGATCTCAAGCAGTTACTGCAGCTACAATGCGTGACAGTGCTGTAGAGACATCTAAACTTGATAATGGCGCTGTAACATCACCTAAGATTGATATCAGTGGTGCTGTTGATCCTGCAGCACCCACAGTGGGTCAAGTATTCTATAATACTGCTCAAAGTACATTCAAGACTTATAACGGTGCAAACTGGAAAGAGTCTGGTGATGCTGGTGATTATTACATCATTCGCAAACCTCAACCAGGTGATACAAACTTAACAATTGTATATGCTGGTAGACAAACAAACGTTTCTTATGCCGAATATTCATCTAATTTGAATACACACCAGTTCTTCGCACCAAGCGGTCTGGAATTCAATATAGATAGTAGTGGGCATCTTGTCGTCACAGTAAGATAAATGGCAGAATTTTTCATCGACGTTGGTAAGATTAAACTTACTTGGCAAGGCAACTGGTCATCTTCCACAGACTATGTGGTTGATGATCTAGTATGGTATGACGACGGAAGTACCGTTAGTACTTACATTTGCGTTGCTGCACATACAAATCAAGGACCATCAGTCACTGGTACAGTAAACACTGGTTACTGGAATCTATTTGCTGGTGGTGGTCTCGCTGGTGGTTTGCAACCTGGTGGTACCACATCTAATCAGGTTCAGTATCGATCTGGTTTAGCACTGGGTGCTGAAGCTGGATTTACATTTGATCCTGCTACTGATCTTCTCTCAGTTCCTTCGATTGCAGTGACTGGTAGTGCTGCAGGATCTCCTGCATATGATCTGGATGTTACGGGAACGTTCCGTGCTAGTAGTATCTGGGAAGGTGCTAATCAGCTCACATATAATATTAGTGGACCTCAAATCACTAGTGGCACTATTGATAACGCAAGATTGCCTGCTACTATCACTGCCACTACTATAGCTTCTAGTACAGGATTTTCTGTTAAAACTAGTGGTTTGATGTTTGATTCAACCAATGATCGTGTTGGTGTTGGTACATCTGTGCCTGCTGTACGATTGGACGTTAAATCAATTGCAACTGCAACTGCAGATGATGTAGTCGCTCGCTTTAGATCTGATCATACCAATGCATTTGGTACGTTCATTGAGGTGATGCCAAACACATCACAGGCACAAAAATCTGGTGTTCATTTACATAAAAACTCACTAAGAAATGAACCAGTTTCCTTGGTTAATGACGGTGGTGTCTTTACTTTATCTAATGCAGATACTAGTGCTCCTACGGTCAATATGGATCTGGGTGGTACTAACAAGTTTATGCTGACCTCTGCTTTATTGCAAGTTAATACTCCAATTAGAATTAATGGTTGCTTTGATGAAGCTGTAAGTAATGTTACTATCGCTTCTGGAGTAGTCGATCTTGATGCAACAACTGCTTCTGTGTTTACTATTACACGGACAGAGATCATCAGTTCTATGACTGTTACTCTACCTGAAAACTCTCGTGCTGTCTCTATTACATTGGTAATGACATCTAACGGTAGTTACAGTGTAGCTTGGCCAACCAATACTAAATGGGCAAGTGGTACAATTCCTACGATGTCCACAACTTCAGGTAGAATTGATGTTGTTACTCTATCTACTACTAACAATGGTCTTTCTTGGCTTGGTTTTGTTGGAGGATTAGATTTCCAATGAGTCCTCCGATTGGTTTTTCAAAAGGTGTTATTTTTGCAGCAGGATCTGGTGGTGGTGGAGCTAATTTGGGTCCACTTTCTTGGAATTATGCTAATAATGCGGCACTTCCTCAACAATCAACTGGATCTATAGTATCTTTTGTTATAGCAGAGAATGTTGATGTATATCGTTTAGATGGCAATCTCTTACCTGGATTGTCATTAGGGACAAATGGAGCTTATGAGTTAGTTCTTTCTGGAACTACCTCAGCATTTGGATATGCAGGAAACCAGGTGAATGAGGGTAATAATTATACTTTAAGAGCTTCAGATTTTGGGTCAACATTTAGTTTCACTATTACTATTGATGGTGAAACTAGAGACTTCACTCAAAGACAGATTGGTTCTACTCTAATTGCTAAACAATTTGAATCGTATGGCACACCTAATGCAAGTTGGAGTGGATTAACATCGCAGCAGCAAGATGCAACTCAGACCATAACTGCATCCACTGGTGGATGTAATTCTGGATCACAATTACTATCTAATGGTGGTGTATCTGAAGTTACTGTAAATTCTAACAATGGTTCTTATGGCGACCCTTGTCAAGGCACGTACAAACGTTGTTTTGTCTACTATACAATCTAATAGCCCATAAATAAACTAAGAGAACAAGTATCCTTGAGTTAGATGGCTCTCACAATCGATGTTGGCAAGATTAAAATTAAGTGGAGAGGTACTTACGCTGGTGCCACCGCTTATGAGATAGATGATGCCGTTAGTTATTATGACGGTGCTACTACCTCTGCATATATTTGTGTCACGGACACTACTGGAAACGTACCATCTACAAACAATGCGGTTGATTCGCACTGGGAATACTTAGCACGTGGTACTGAGTCTGCTTCAGGTGGTGATGCAGATGGTCAAGTACAATATAAATCTGGCACTGGGTTTGGTGGAGAAACAGGATTCAGTTATGATGCTGCGACTGATACACTTACAGCACCCAATGCCACTATTACAGGTAATCTCACTGTCAGTGGAACAACTACAACAGTTGATACCACTAACACAACAATTGCAGACAACACAATTGTTCTGAACAGTGGTGAGACTGGAGCTGGTGTTACTCACGCTGATGGTGTTGCTGGTGTCGAAGTTGAGCGAGGCACGTCACTAAACTCTAAAGTAGTATGGGATGAAAGTGCTGATTACTTCACTCATTTGGTTGGATCAAATCCTGCTAGAGTTCACGTCGCATCTTATTCTGAAACTGTCGTTCTAGATTCAATTGGCACAGGCAATGTTTCTATTGACCTGTCTCAGTCTGCTATCCATACAGTTAGTCTTACTGAGGATATTACCACTTTCCAGGTTACTGGAGAGCAAGCAGGTGCATCTACCAGCTTTGTTCTTGTGTTGACACAAGATAGTACTGGCGGTAGAACTGTTGATCTAAGTACATTTGTTGGCAGAACTGTTAAATGGGCAGGTGCAGTGGTTCCTACTGTTTCATCTAACCCTAACGCGACTGACATTTTCCTCTTTACCACATTTAACGGCGGTACTGTTTACTACGGGTTCACATCTGGTCAGGAGTTCTGATAAATGCCTTTATTCGCAGCTAAAGGGATGATGTCGTCTGGTGGCGGCGGAAATTTCTATACCCTTGTAGAAGCAAAGCGCGACACACACGATAATTCCAGTTATAGACAACCATCTGGAATGTATGATGTCGCCACCTCATCATCTGGTGAGGTGTACACTGTTAATGGAGAAAGAAATACTCTTACTGGTTTATACAACACTGTAGTTGCCAAGATTGGTGCTATTGGTGCTGTTTCTTGGCAGTATACATTTTCATCTGCCAATAATGTATATCCCTGTGCTTTAGCTTGTAACACAACAGACAATAGTATCTTTGTCTGTTTTATGGTGACCACAAATGAGAACGGTGTCAATAACTATAACTTAAAGCGTTTTAATTATTCCAACGTTGGGTGGAATGACTCCACCAATGATGCGACCTATCATATTATGAAGATCAGCTCTGCTGGTAACAGAGTATGGGAGAACATCTGGAATTCATCTAACTCTGCAACATATCCTGCATCAATCAATAATCTCAACGTATCAAATAATTTTGAACACGCTAATGTGTTTGAGAATAGAAATGATACTAGCAGTGAGATGTGTACTGCCAAGATGGGTGCACCTGATCTTAAGATTACTAAGGTAAGATCATATCGTGGTACTGGATTTGAATCAAGCGAACCTCGTCATCCTCAACAGGATACGATGCACGACTCTCAGAGTAACTTTGTTAATCCTACAACTGATAACCTAGTTAATCTTGGATATGCATTTGGTGGTGAAGAAAGCTATGAAGCATTCTCACTTGACGGTCCTGCATTTGGTGGGCGTCCACAATCAACATCAAACATTGCAATTGATATTGCCAATGAGAAATTTTATATCCTAGTAGCAGGTAATGCTACCACTACAGATCTATCAAAGTCTCGTAGTACATTGCAAGCACTTCAGATTCCCTTCAATGGGGTAGCTGTGCAAGCGAAAGAATTAGTGTATCCTGGTGGGTGGGATCAGAATGCAAAGATCACCCTTGATAAAGATGGTAAGTTGTTGATTCCTTGGACTGGAACTAACAAAGAAGAATTATATAAGAACCAAACTGCTTCTAATTATCTCGGACTATTTGATACTGGTACTACCACTGATAACATTAACACTGGCAACACTGGCGCATTTATGCGTGTTGACTGGGATAATGATGACTTTGATTTTACTTGGTATGCTAAGGATGGTACTGCACCAGTCAAAGTTTGTAAGGTTGAACCAGAGCCTACATCAGAAGGTACAGTTTACGAATATGTTTCCACTGGTGGTCTAACTCCAGCACCAAACGTTATTCTTGGTAGATATACCGCTAGTAGAGATAATCAACCACAGTCTACTCGTGTACAGATAGGTCGTCACTCTAACCTTATTCAGCTGAATAAGAAGAACATTGGCACCAATGCAATTGATTGGGTAAGAACATTCTTTGCAGTTCCTAATTCTAGCATTAGGGATATGAACAACTACTTTAACAATGGTAGTACTAATGATAGAGGCACTGCATTCACTGCAGATATCCACTTTGCTGATAGTAAGGTTTTTGCAAATGGTATCTATTACGTAGGAAACGTAGTTTTATCAAACCACGGTCCTTCAGGAAGTACATATACTAACAAACTTAGTTACTTTGGATTTGTTGCAAAAATCAAATTTGATGGAACTATTGATTACATCAGAGAAGTTAGAGGGCTGAAAGATGTAGTCTCAAGTCCAACTGAGAAACCTAAGTATGAGTACGAACCACTAACTGATGGTGGTGTGTTGTTGGATAGCATTAACTTTGATGCGTTCAACAATATGATTCTCACTGCTCGTACGTTCAGTGATAGAATGATAGGTACAGTTGGTAACTACATTGATAATGTAATCCTCAAGCTGCCTCACAATGGTGACCTGATTGGTCCTATCCTTGTCGAAGATGCGGAGCATAATGTAACTAGAAGATTCTCATATACTCCTGCTAGTACTGTTAGATGTTGGGAAGAAACAAAGTATGATACTACCATCACTAATGCTACTAACCTTGAAACATATAAGCTGCTAAGATGTTGTGCTCTGTGGAATACACACGCAAGCAATGCAACTAACCCCACAAGTCTTGGCAACGTAAGTACACAAGGAAATTACAATGCTTGGATGGCATCTGGTGCTAGATTAGTGACATTGGATAATGGTACATATGCTGGTAGATTCTTATGGCAGGGACCAACAACTAACCTGCAGATTGATAGCACTTCCAATAGACAATGGGATCGTGCTGATCGTAGAAGCTCTTCTAACATCTTCTTACAAACATATGAAGAGACTACAGAGACTAGTGCAATTGAAGTACAGAAGTCTTGTGGTGCATATGTTTATGTTGACCAGACAGTTAACACTGACAATGCAAAGACAGACTTCGATGTTTCTAGTTACGCCAAGTCTAATGCTGCTGGTGTTCTAGGTGATATACAAGAGATATCTAAGCAAGAGAATTTCAATGCAATGGTATCTGTATCTCAGTATTGGGATGGTAACACTGGACTGCGCAAGCAATTGCTAACTCGTCACACTCCTACTGGTGGTGTTGAGTCTCGTATCTATGACACGGGCTTTAACACTTACCCTAAAGATGTATGTGTGGATGAAGTTGGTAACATCTATACAGTTGGTTGGACTGCTGATACAACTAACAGCAACAACTTTGGTTGTGGTTATATCACTTGTTACAATAAGGATATGACATTCCAGTGGGATTATCAGTATGTCAATTCTGATGCTACCACACTCGACACAGCAACAGAGAACTTCCAGATCCACGCTTGTGCTGTCACTTTAGATACATCTAATACTGCAGTATTGTTTATTGGTGGTCATTACTCACGAACCTCTAGTGGTACTAATACACAGTATGGAGCTATAGCTTCTATTCCTCTCAGTATTACTGGTTCAGGTGGTGCTACTGTTGTTGGTATGGGTAACAGCAGTGGAACTATTCTACTGGGTGGTGCTCAATCAGGTAACGCTGTTGATGGTGTGTTTGGCATCGATGTTACTCAAGTCAATAGTACTGATGGCAACCGCTTGTATGTTGGTTACGCAGGTAAGACTTACGACAGTACAGGTACAACCACACGTGGTATGTACGGTGTAACTAAATGGAATGGAATTACTCCTGTTACAACTGCTAGTGAGAACTGGGCATACATTGTTGGTGATGATCTAAGACTCTCGACATTTGCATTCAGCAAGGGTGTTGATGATTATGATAAACAGCTCAATGATTTCGGTCTTAAGTTTGCTGTTGGTGGTGATGAAACTCAAGCAGGTGACACCAATGCTGTTGTGATTGTTGGTAATATTAGAAGACGCGCTGGTGGTTCTAAGTCACATAATGATGGTCCTCACAGCTCAACATCGTTTGTTATTAACAATGGTAATGGTGCTGACATCGTTAAAGACTTGCGCTTTGGATTTGTGGAAACTCCTGGAATCCAGCAATTGGATGATAACAGTGGTTCACGTGATGACAAGAGAGATAGTGAGTCTACTATCCAGACTGATGCTGTTAGCACGTTCTACACTAGAGGTTCGTATCAAGATAGATTGTTTGCAGCATTGTCTGTCACCAATCAGTTCTCTCAGCTTGACTCATATGTGTTGGAGTTAACTACTGCATCACTGCCTGAGCGTACTAATGGATACAGAAGAACACCTGATGCTGCTAACATCACACGAGCAGGTAAGATCAGTACGTCTGGTATCACTCAACCAGGTGGTATTGCTGTACTTGGACCACAATATGGTACATTGATGGTTGCATCAACCTGTGCTAACTCTGGTACTCCCAATGATCGTCAGATCTTGACTGCTAAGTTGCCCTTGGATATGTCTAATAAAGATAGTGCATACACCGAGGTTGGTTCGCAGTTTGTATATTGGGATGCAACTGACTTCTCACTCACAATCACAGGTAAAGCTCTGTTTTCTATCGAACTGGATCAACTTGGCACAGCATCATACTATGATGGGACTAGATTCTACTGGGGTAGCACCAGTGCAAATGGATCGTGGTCAACGTATGCTGGTAACACCGTAGCTAATGTGGATAACGAAGGAACATTCACGGTTCGCACAAAAGACTTGCAACAATACAAGCAGTCGTGATATAATGTGTGCGTTGCTAAAAAAGTAAATGGGCGCACATTCTATTCCTCAACCAACCGAAGATATGATGCAATGTCGTGAGATTTCTCTCACGTTGGAGGAGCGGGGTCATCTTAAAGAGATGATCCGAACCTATCGTACTATGTTCTCTGAACAGATGGTTGCATTGAAGTTTAGTGAATCTACTGATATGCAAAAGCGTGAGGTGTTTCGTACAGTTCAACTACGATACAGCGATTCCATCCTAAACAAATTAATTAGTGCCGATTCGTGAACTGTCCACCCCTGCCACTGGCGGGGGTTTTTTGTTGTATACTATGATCATTCGCAATTGACCTGTGACACAAGGCACCCTCCCTCCTCGCCACACACTCAGCGTCAAGGATGCTGCTGCTCTTGAACCCTTCTACCGTGCTCAGCGTGCTCACAAACCTGCACAGACGTGGAGACAGCTCCGTAAGCGTGGTGCTGTACCAAAACCACAAGAGGATCCCTCACTCAAGTTTTTGTGTGATGCATTCAATTCTGCCTACGATGCTGAGCTAGACTACGGCAAGGTGACCAGTTCAGAAGGTGGCACAGACACCGATGACTGACCACCCATCAGCTGTATAATACAAAGGTAATCGAGGGACAACGCAATGACCACTGACTTCGCTACATACTGCGCAGCACAAGATGCTCGCAACACCAACCAACTCAACGTCACTAAGTATGGTTTGATGTTGTGCGATGCACTGCAACAGTCTCATCAGCGTTCACATCCTAATGGTCAGAACTATTCTTATGCGTTGATCTCTTCTGGTCGTAAGTATCACAAAGTGATGCAGTGCGTCAATGGTCAAACTGAATCAGTGCACGCATTCATTGACAAGAAGACAGGTGAAGTATACAAGCCAGCATCATACAAAGCACCTGCTAAGGGTGTGCGCTTTAATCTCTTAATCATCACCGAGCGTGAGTGGTTGTTTGAGAATTGTGACTGGGCAGGTGGTTACCTGTATCGTTGACATTCAAACTATTTTCTATTAAACTATCCCTTGATCCAATGATTGCACGTATTGTGACCAAAACCATCCTTGAGCGTGACGGTTTCCGCTTTGTCTCGTGTGGCACACTAGAGAATGGTGAGCCTGACTATCGTCTGCAAGAGAAGAGAGAATATAGTAACCATTGGCACGATGTATACTATTTTGACAATCAGATGCAATGTCTACTTGCAATGGAAGATGCAGAGTATCCTAAATGGTTGACAGGTAAGAGCTGTTATGTCAAAGATACTATCACTGCACCTATTCACAGCTGATGTTTGAGATTGGAGACTGGTTAGATGTCCCCCACTGTAACATCAGTGGTATGGTATGGTTTGTGGATGATGATTACATCACCGTCACCATCAAATGTGAGCTCCAAGATGAATTTGCACGCTGTCCCTATAACATTACGTGTGTAGTCGTACCACGTTATAAATGGAAGGAATGCGTGGTACATCCCGAAAAAAAGATCACTTCACTTACACAATTGCACAAGGTCTATGTTGGTACCTCAGAAGAACGAACTCTTGCATCTCAAGATACAAGCTGTAATGCGTGAGCACAACTTTGAAGACTCTGAACTCAAGTATCTTGGTATACAAGAGCAAGAGAATGGCACCCCTAATCATTATTATATGATTGCTGGTGAGCATCGTGTGAGTGTAGATCAGATTGAAGACTTCGAGCAGGTCTCGTGAGACCCCTCTATAATCCCCTACAACACCCCTAGAACCTATGACTAGTCCCCTTGCACCAATTGCCCTTGTTTGTGCCCTTTGCAGTCCTGTTGAAAACACCGTTTTAAATGTCCTACAAGAAGATGGCGTCACAGATAAAAATGCAGCTGCTGTTATTCTTGGTAACATTAAACAAGAATCACAATTCAACCCGCTAGCGTGTGAGGGTTACTTTCCTACGCTAGCAGTATCCTATATGGACTGCTATAAGAACACGAGCGGAGGATTTGGTCTTCTTCAGTGGACATCTGCGGGACGTATCAAGGGTCTTGGTACATTCTGTAGCAATTATGGGTGTGATCCCAGCACTGTTGAAGGACAAATGCGCTACCTAGTCAATGAATATGACTATACGTTAGTGCGTTCCGTGTTCAACACACCAGGACTTCCGCTCCAACAGTATCAAGACGCATCTTTTTCGTGGATTCGTTGGGGTACGACAGGTCAGAGGTGGTCCTATACAAACAATTACATCACTAAAATCAATGAAGTGGAGCGTACAGTGGAGACAACCGAAGAAAAAAAGTGGATTTACCGCTCGCCAATCAGTGGTATTATATGATCTTGAGTCTGTTGAGCACCTTATGGAGAACCTTGCTAAGGATCCCACTATAACGTGCATCGATGTCCTACCAGTGTTCAGTTAAAGAGCTGGCACAGAGCCCCTGTCACTTCGTGATGGGGGCATTATAATAGGTACATACGCAAGAAACCCACTGATGCGCAAATCTTGGTTGCTATCAACCTTCATCTGCGGTCTCGGTCTGCTCTATGTCACCGCACTGCCAGCAGATGCGCAAGGTGAGATGGTTCAGACTATTGTGGAGATTGTGCATTCCTTCCCCAAAGCTAAAGACGGAGAACTCTACTGATGATCGGTTCCTACTATCAGATCAATGCTGTCACTCCTGAAGAGGGTGAAGTGTGCTACGAGACGCTTGACCAGCAGTTGGCACGTAGCATACATTCCGAATTGCTCTGCCGTCAGCTGGATAAGGACGGTACTCATAGTGTCACAGTCCGTATGGTCTGATCCACTCCACACGCTATAATAAGTACATCAGCAAGGCACCCAATGGCAGTCACCCAAGTCAAGCACACACACTACCACATCTTCATCACCAACGAAGACAGCACTGTGAGCGAACTGTTCCGCAAGTGTGGCAAGTGCACCACTGTCAAGGGTCGTGAGCGTCAACTGGAGCGTGTTGTGAGCGAGATGATCGAAGGCATTCGCGACGTGCGTGGATGGAAGCGTCTCACTGTCCAGGCTATGACACCTGTCGAAGTGTCCCAACACGGGCTGCGCTGACCCGCTGACCCGCTATAATAAGTACATACCAAACAACCCCACTCAAATGCAAATCTCCAACAACGTCTGCACAGTTGATTTCTTCCCTGAGGCATTCATCGCTGAAGGTGATGACGTGATCGTCAAGCGTTTCCAGAAGCGTGTCACCTGGAATGCTAACGGTCTCAAGTCCTACAGCACAGTGACATCACTCACAGCACGTAACGAGTGGGAGACACGCATCGCTAACGGTGCTACAGTTAATGGATACAATATGTCTCAGATGCCTCGCTCTGAGTACACTCCAATGGCAGTGGGTTGATGGAATATACTATCACACTAACTAAGGTCCAGATGGAAATCCTCGCTGATGCAGTTGAGGATTATGCAGTGTTAGCTGATGAGGACACTGCTGATGAGTGTGGAGAGATGTTAGACATTATAGAAGCTTCTATGTTATAATGTCATTGACTTATTATTGTTATGCGTCAACCAGTCCTTCTTTCCTCCAATGAAATTAAAGTCCTCACAGATGCCCTCCAGTTCCTCTCAAAGTCCCAACAAAAAACCATCGAGCGTAGTCATCACACCAAGTGTGGAGACCTCTACCTCTACCTCGGACACGAACTCGGACGAATCAGTAACACCGAAGGATAAATATCGTGAGCACCTGATGGGTTCACTGGATGACATACTGTTGGAGTACATTACAAACGATACAGAGTTTACTCCATACGACTTCGTGTCGGATCTCAGGACAAGATTGTACAGTTTACAGGATTACTTTCAGGATCACTTAAATCGCACCAATGCTATCTTAGCTTATCTTGATGGCGAGCAATCAATACACTTATTTGACAAGAGGAAATCGTAAATGACTGATGAATGTAAGGAAGATAAACGTAGACGTGCATTGGGTTTGTTTATTGAATCAGTATACAAACCAGATTCTGCACTTCGTCAATGTGCACACAACCAAGTGTGTTATAACGAGTTACTAGAATATAGAGATGAGGTGCTAGCTTATCTCTATAGTAAATATGATACGGATTTCTAACCGTATCCACCAGCACCATACTGATCAATGATATGATCAGCAGGACGGATATAATGACCCATACTTGGGTCTTCTGTTCTATCATCAATGCGAGGAATTCTATTCCCCCACGTTGTTGCAATGTATTTTGTACCACCGATTGGGGGATTTCCTCTATGCATATGTGTGTAACCAGCTGGAAATACTACAGTCTTTCCCTTCTCTGGTTTCACACGTACACCTTGATAAAGAAACTCTGTCTCTCCACCATTATGTACATCATTAAGGTATGAAGTAATGACAAACTCACGTTCCATTACTACAAATCCATTGTTATCATAGTGCCAACGATGAAATCCACCACCAGCATATGTCTTCTGAATCTTAACTGCACTCATCCAGAAATCATTCAATCCAAGCTGTGTAAACTCATTTAGATATTGATTCTTCATTAGTTTACCCCATCCTTTCAGTATACTATTACGTAACCGTGGATTGCAATCTTCAGTCATCCAATACTGGATATCTTTACGGATGAAGGTATCATTATCTCGATGGATATCACCAAGCTCCTGACCTGCTTCAATGCGATCAGTGTAGTCACAAATCATATCACACACTTGTGGTGGTATATGATTAGGATACTCTCTAATTAATGTATCGTGCTCAGTACGATGTTCTATTACTTCTCTAGCGTAATCCGCCATCAAAAATAAACTCCTTTGCTTCCGCAAAACTATCGAAGATAATGATTGTACCATCATCTAGCTTCACTGTAAAGCCTTCTTCCATTTCTGTTATCAAATGAGCAAACATCTGATCTTCAAGATCATCCAAGTCAACCTCTTGGCAATTTCGACAACTCATAGTAGAATACGTTCAATTACATCTATTTAACTAGGCAATGATTGATGTCACGCAAAACGAAGACGGAAGCTTCAACATCGACTGGGATGAAACAGAC